GGGCTTTACTCCAGGATTTACTTCATTATCTACCGTTCCGTTTGCACAAATTAAGAAAGTGTTTGTTGTTTCATTATAACTGAAGCTAGCTCTTCCTTCTCCTTCAGTGCATTTAAATGATGCATCAGAAAGTTCATTTTCTAATTGAGCTTCTTCTTCTTCAGTTAATTCAAATACTTTCTTGGTTGTCAAGCTTCTTTCAGCAAATGTGGTTTCGTATATTACGGGACTTTTGTGATTGCTTTCTTCTTTAAAGAATAGACTAAATATTTTTTTTCTTTTAGAGTCTAGCCAATTCTTTTGAAATACAAAAGTTTCATTCAGTGTTATACTTGTGTATTTGTCGGTTGAAGCTCCTATTAAATTATTTTCATAATCATATTCTAAACCAAAAAATGCTAATTTATTTGAACTTTCGACGCATAAGACATTATAAAACGTATCAATTGTTTTAAATTGTATATTGTCATCAAAATTAGCAATTGTGTATGCAGCACTCAATGACACATTACCAGGCTTAATGCTCTGAGATGTATCTCTAACCCAGAGATCTCCATATTCCTCGCTAAGTAAACTAGAATCTCCTGAATCTTTTAAAAGTCCATATTGATTGCCAAATACATCTGAACACAAACAATCGGTAGTTTTATCGACATTTTCATTAACTATTTGATTTTCTTTCCATTTTGATACGGAAATTTTTCCTGTAAAAGTTTTTGTGGAAGAGGAATTGTCTATCCAATTTTCATCATTAGCTCCACCCCAAGGAGAAAGGCTTATTTGTTTTTGATACAAACCTATATGATCGTTAGAATCGTCACTATAATAAGGAATAAAAGTTTGCAACGGTTTAGTAAGAGACTTTTTAGTAGCTCCTGCTAAATTTCCTGCAATTGGTGGTTCCTTTACCCATTCGTTATTTTCAATCCACGTAAAAATGCTTGGTTGATCCTGTTTAGTAAGTCCTCTGCCTCCTATACGGAAATTTACATCTTCTGTGATATAACTTCCAGATAAAGATGTAGCATCAAGTATTGCAGTAAAATTTTTGTTTATAAACCGAGAAGCTCCTAAATTACTAGGTAGAAAATATCCACCATAATATTTACTGTCGTATACATCTTCTAATACAGGTACTGTAGCTATTGTTGGATAAAAACTATTTGATATATTTTGATTTCCTGTTGAAGGAACAACAAAATTTTCTAATAAAGGTAGTGTATTATTTGCAGGTAAATTTGCACTTATGGGCCAATTAAATGAATTAATTGCATAATAATAGACCTCTACAGGAGCTCCATCAATCATATTTGATAAAACAATATCCGTTGGTTCTAACAAAGGAATAGCTATAGGCTCAGGTTTATTTTTTATTTTATAAAATTCAGCTAAATTAGAATTGCTATTAAAATTTTGATAAATTTTACACCATTTAGCTTTTCCTATAAACTTGTTATAAACAATTGGTTGATTCCACGTAAAGGAACTTCCCTTTCTTTGGTATTCTAATACATTTCCAAACTCCACAGCCAGAGGAGACAATTTTGGAGCTGTGTCAGGCAAATATCCATCAATATATTTTTCTTCATATCCCCATGAATACAAGCCTTTATAACGGGTGCTTGGATCTTTTTGTACATATACTGTTGCCCAATATGGTTTTGCTCCTTCAGAACCAGAAGTTCCAGAAGAAAAATTTCTTTTCTTGTAAGACCATCCTCTAATAGGTTGTTCAATTAAAAACCCATTAGAAGGACAATTGAACGGTATATATAATGTATCATCAATTGTTGGGGGAACTACAGTAATTGAAGGAATTAATGTATGAACTATTTGTTGTTTTTTTCCTGTAACAGGAGCATATGGATTTGTTGTTGAACCTGTACTTACAGCTACAGCTGGATTATAAATTTGTACTTGTTTATAGGGTATATTTTTTAGAGGTTTAGGTACATCTACTAAATTTAATTCTGTAGGTTTATATAGAGGATTGTTCCAGTCTTCCCTAGCTTCTATTTGATATTTCCACAATCCATTAGTAGTTCTATCCTGAGAAACCACTACTCCGTTTTGAGGATATGTATTTAAATATATTTCTTCTCGGTTTGTGCCAATTGTATCTACGGTTACTCCCCCTCCAATTGGATTGGCTGTTATATTTACTGCAGGAACTAGTTTTTGTACTCTATAGCTAACTTCGATATCATATATTCCAATATATTTTGGTACAAACGTTAAAGTAGGACTTCCTGAATATGTTTCAGAAATAGGCCGTTTAATTCCTGTGCCATCTGCATTGTTTGCTCTTCTAGTAATTGTCCATGTTATGTCAGATATATCACTAGAAGATTCAACAGGATATTGATTCTTTTTTAAGTCTATATAATCTTCTTCTTGTGGGTTTGTAGTGTTTTCGCTTCCTTTTATTGGAGTAATTGGCCATTGAACTATTACGACTTGTTCTTGCCCTCCATAACATTTTAATGGGACATAATCAAAATTGGACCATACTGAACCTCTGTTTTCAGCAAATACATCCTTTTCGGTTGTAGAAAGTAAATAATTTGTTGTATTTATTGATCGTTCGTATTCTAAAAAAGATCCAGGATGAATCTTCATGTCGGATTCAATTCCAGAACTAACCCACCCATCCCCAGGTACATACTTTGCTGCTATCCACTTCGTGTTTGCATTCCCATGATAATATGTTTTAGTGTATGAAGGAAATTGATCTCCTGAATTTCCTGAGTCACTTCTTCTATAAATATATGCTCTTCCTGGTTTTAAATTGAACGGAGTATAATTAACAACTGCTCCATTTTCGTTTGCAATATTTGCAACCCACCTTCCCTTTTCCCAACCAGTATTTTTTTTAGTTCGATACCAAGAAAAGTTTTTAGACGAAGTTTTTGTTCTTCCATACACGTCTTTCCACGTGCTAAAATCAAATTCCTCGATCTCTTCTTTTGTTATTTCTATAAGAACATCAGCAAACAAATTACCTGTTTCAAATGTATCAGCATTATGTCCAAACGGAGTATGGTATACCGCTTTACAACTACACTTTTGCCAGTCTAGTCGAGAAGATAATGCTGGCATGTTTGTAAAAAACCGACAATCTTTTCTATGAGGCACGTATTTAAATACTTTATTTGGAGAAATTTCATCACCATTCCAAATAAATTTTATTGCTTTACCAGGAGGAAACAATGCATTAAACGAGTTTTGCTCGACGTATGCTGTTGATACCGTTAGGATTTGTGTTGTAGTTGGATCTAAAAATTCTTCTGTAGCAATAACAGTTGAACCAGAAAGCCACGCCACTTCTATAGCTTTATCTTTTGAATCACCAATATTGTTTAATCTATAAATTTTATCAGCTGTTTCTATTGAGTTTCCTGCAATACAACCAGTTTTGACCATTTGGTTTAATGTAGTTTGTTTACATACCGAAGATAAACTCAAAGTATTAAAAAAATCTGGAATGTTTTCTAATTCATATGTTTGATAAGGCCACAAAATTCTATTGACCATTGAAGGAGAAACAGGTATAGAAGTTTTTGTGAATTTATACAACCAAGCTCCCTCTACTTCTCCGTGAGGAATGGTAATATCAAGTTCTCTTGTTTTACGAACATATACATGATCAGCATAAAAAGGGTTTTCGTGAGGGGTAGCTCCTTCTGTAGCCAATGTACTATTATTAATGAGCAGTTTTGTGCAATTGTCTGAAGCAAGCTCTTGTCCCCAATATGCGTCATTTACAATAGATTTAATATTTTTTGTTAGGAAGTTATATTCAGTTGTAGAAACAAAATCTGGACCAGTCCAAGGTACATCTTCGGCAGCTAAACCATAACCTGGATATGGATAAATAAAAAACGTTGTTCTATCTTTTTTAAGATCAGCTTTCAGCGTTTTTTTGTAATCTTCAAACTCTACGTATCGTAACCATGCTGCCTTTGTTGTAGAACCAACCTTTACAAACATTGTATCAGAATCCTCTAAGCTAGAACCAGCTGTTCCTTGCTGAACATCAACCGTGCTTAAAGAAACTACATCCATTTGTTTTGGTTGTTTTGTACTGAAATCAGTAGTTCCGTACGGATAATAGAAAAAATTATTTCCTTGAGTTAGCTTAACATCAAAACTCAATGTCGTGGTATCAATTGTATTTTTAGGATCAACGTTAATAATATATTTGGGATCACTAATAAATTTTTGCAGAAAACTGAAATACAATTCATTGTCAGTAACTTCAAATACGGTTCCTGTTAGGTTACTGATAAAACTTTCTACACTTGAGGTTACAGGTACGTTAAACGTATTAAATACCCACTCGTCTGAAGATAATACTAAACCCTTTGTAGCAAAAAAATTTGCAGTTGCCTCATCTAAAACATTAAAATAGGCTGAAGTGGGCATTGTATATGAACGATCAAAATATTGATGATCATCATATAGCTCTTGAACTTCTACTTGTAATGTATTTACTATTTCTTCTTTTTGTGGTAAATTAGAAATAATTGCTGGAGGTAATTCTACTTCAGTAGAGGATACAAAGTTTTCGTAAATTAGATTAGAAATACTTTTTTCAACTCCAAATTTTGTACCTACTAAATTATATTTAATTTTAGAGTTTTTAATGGAGTTTCGAACACTAAGATAATATAAAGCTATTTTTTTAAGTTTTTTTGCAAAATACGGTATGCTTAATAACAATTCTTTTTCATCAGATAAATTTATAAAATTATACCATTTATTTTTTTCTTCTGAGGTAAAAAACAATTGTAGTTGATCTAACAAAAATTTATATCGCTGACGTAGCAATAAAGTAGGGGTAACTTTTTGATTTTCTGTCTTTTTTTCAAACCATTTTATTATATATTGATTATAAAAATATTTAGCATCAGTTTCGACTATATTTGGAGTTCTAGATTTCCACTGAAGAAAAGAATACGGAGAATTTAAATCTCCTTGCAGAGCTCCGCTATGTTCCACGTTAACTAAGCTTTTGATATTAGAATTCACTTTAAGTTATTTATTCTTCAAATAAATGTTTTGTTAAAACATTGTTGAACATAATCTCTGCTAGCTTGTTATCCCCATACCAATCATTATAAGAAGAAAGATTGTATGTAACAGTTTTTGTATAAGGTGAATTCCAATCAACAATATTGTTTTTATAAAATTTATCTAAAGGATTTGACAACTCATAAAACCAATAATTTTGTGTAACAGGGGAGTTGAGCCCAGCATACGTAGAAGTGTATTCAGTTACGTCGAATACTCCAGCATTAAACACAGCTTGAATTACATGAAACGGTTGCTCATATGAAAATCCTTCTTGGTAAGTTTTTGGAACTAATGCATAAAACAAACCTTCTTTTAAATCATTCACTGGTGTTGCTGTAGCAGAATCTACGGGTATTATTATTTTAGCCCTATATAAATAATACTTTTCAAACAGTGTTGTGGTGTCAATTCCCGGAAGATTTAATAGAGATGCTTTATAGTGACGTTTTGGATTATTTCTGTCTAATATATTTGGCTGAATTTCATAATATTTTAACGACGTTCTATCTTTAAGATAGTATTTTTGATTTGCTATCACTACGCTATTTTCATCCAACAAATCTCCTAGTTGAAAAACGTTAGAATATTCTTCTTTTATGCCTCTTAGTCTGTGTCTTGGTATGGAAAATAAATCTATTAAATTTTTAACTTCTCTGGGAAAATCTACAGCATACGTTTCAGCTTTTACATCTACTTGATTAGCTAAAGAAATCAATTTATCTATATTTGCTGTTTCAGGGTCAGAGTGATTTGCAGTAAAATTAGCAATTTTTTCGTAAATTGTATTTCCTAAATTTTCGTTATGTGGATTTGAATCTCCTCCAACTGCAGATAAAAATTGAAACAAAGCATCATTTTGCTGCAAATGTTTAGGCTTTAATAACTGTTTAAAATAATTTCCATAATCAAAATTCTGATTAACTTTTGCTATTTGATATGAATTGTTTAAATCGTTTAACTCAAATGTCTGCGAAGTGCCAGCAATTGTTCTTGCGGTATTTCCGACAGAATAGTCCGTTATAGAAGCTTTAATTGTAATTTGTTTGTCTTCTAATAATTGAGTATAAGGTATAGTTATAGACGTAAAACAATATCCAACTTCGCTTTGTTTAAAAGTTGCTGTTTCATTAATATAAAACCACTTTTTATTGTTGTCGTTGTTAACTGTAGTTGAACTATACTCAACTCCATCGATTACAATTGATAAAACTACATTAACCGTTTCTGGAGTACTTCCTGCAGCTCCTTTTGGGTGTTTCAGTAATTTTTGCCCAGATGGGCCGTTGATTGTTACCATTACAGGTATTGGCACATCAAACCACTTAAAAGGATATATTTCGTTCAAATAATTTTCAGAGACTTTCAATGTTGTTATATTAGCATCTTGAATAGTCAATTCCTTAGTAGCAACCATTGACGAACCAACAGAATTACTAAAGCTTGGATAATCAAATATAAACGAATCAGTTTTACTACTAAAATTTGAACTGCTAATTTGGGCCTGTAGAGTTACGTTTCCAGGTGAATCATCAACATAATTCAATATAAGTTTTCCTGAAACAGCAATAACATTAGTAGTATTTTGAGCAATATTAGTAGGGAGGGCACAAGGAGCAGTATCAATTAAAAATACTTCATCTTTAGATTCTACTCCATTTTGAGATAAAGACCATTTTTTTGTTATGAAAGACCATTTTGGAGGAATTGCATAAAAAGGAACGGAATTAGAATTATTTGGATAAAAACCTACATATAGGGGAGAATCCACATCAATACTGGTGATGCTAACTGTATAAGTCTGAGGAATTGCAATTGGAGTTGTATCGTCTCCTCCGTCTATTAAAATTTTGTTTGAATAAAATTCTGTAACGATAATACTTTGTGTAATAGTTTCTTCTGAGTTCGTTTCTGAATCCAGTTTGTCGGTAGCCCAAACAGATACATTGACGTCATAATTTCCCGCGTATTCGTAAATATGCTCAATTGTGTATTGGTTTGTAGTTATGTTATAAGAATCAGTATATGACAAACCATTTCCAAAATCCCAGCGTATTTTATATCCCGTTTCGCTTACAATGCTCACTCCAGAAACAACAAACACAAATTTAGTGCCCTTTGCATATCCTGAAGTTCCTGGAGTTACGTCTAGCGAAATACTCATATTAATTTTCTGTGACTTCTATTTTTAAACTTACGTTTGTTAAATCCTCGAAATATACAAAATCAAATGGTTCGAATGGTTTATTACTTGATATAATTTCTTTATCTAGTTCAGGATATGTTGGGTTATAAACATACAAAGATAAATTGTTAACAACAACACCAGTCGCTAAATTAACTGTGTTTATTTCTTTTACTCCCTCTACTTGCAGTATAGAATTAACTAATCTTGAATAATTTAATACTCCTCCTAATACAGAATTTAATGGATTAAAAAATTCTAAGAAAACTTTTGTTACTTCTGCTTTAATACTTGTACCGGAACGTTTTGAATTTGGTATTCTTACTATTCGCAAAAACGTGTTTACTAATTCTGAAGAAGAAACCTCTCCCTCAGGAGTTTTGACTCCAAACGTAATAGCTTTATACACAGGATCCAAAAACGTTATTTCAGACGTCAAACATTTGATGTCCGCTAAAGAAGTTTTAATTAATTCTTTTTGAGAAGGCAAAAGATATTTTAAAGTAGCTCCTTTAGCAATTCGTGGAATAGCGCATACATACACATTGTTAAAATTGCAGGCTGTAGAATATTGAACTTGATTTAGCAAAATTTGACCAAATCCTGCTGGTTGCACATTAATTCTATTAAAATAACGCAAATAATCATTTATATAATCCCAATTAGAAAACACTCTAACATCTGATAAAAATTGAGAAAAATTTGTTTTTATGTATGTTTCAAAATCTTTTTGTGTAACTAATCTATACTGAGATCTATATACAGAAGGAGCATTTTTTCTAATACTTTCGGTAGTTTCTCCTTCTCTGGGGTATGTTGAACCCACTGTATTTTGTATAATTATCTTACTTGCATTTTCGGTGGTAATTAGAGTTATGTCATTTGAATTTAAATCATTTTGAATTTCTTTATATGTTTGACTATAATATAAATTTATTGTATTGTTTCCTATAAATGAAGAAGGTCCTATAACTCCTGCTGGACCAGAACTCTGGAGAAAAAATATAGAAACTTTGTCTCCAGCTGATAGTTTTTTGCCATTAATTCCATCCCCAAAAGTAATATCGTATATATTATTAGAGTTTAAATTTTTTTCAAAAACTCGAGAGACAGGAGTTTGTGTATAAAGATTAGATACATTTGTGTATTGATACCATTTATCTTCTAACGATTCATATACATACACATCCAAAGAAAAATGATCAATTAAAGCATTGGTTATGTTTAGCTGAACTACCTCATTAGGATCTCCTAGAGCAGTATACTGAGAAAACTCTCTGTAGGTTCCTTGATATAATAATTTTCTGTTATTAATTTCTGGTATACTAACAAGACCAGAGCTGGTTACCGTAAAAGTTATGTCTTCATTAAAAGAAAAACTAGTACCCAAATCTGTAGTAACATAAGAATATCTAGGAATGGTATAAGTTCCAGGAGTCATTCCTTGGGTTTGACAGGAAAACGATAAAGTTGATGTTTGATATCCAATAGGTTTGTAGTCTAATATTTTAACTAGTCTAGAAATATTTTCATATAACTGAGCTTCAGTAAACGTGCTTTCAGTGCTTGTTTTATTAAGATAAAACATTAAGGTATTAAAAGAATAAGAAATTACATCAACTATTGCAGCTAAATTAGATCCTACATAATTTTGATCAGTAAAAATACCCTGCTCATCTAAACGCTGAAGAATTAGATTTCGTATAGAAATTGCATCAAAAGCAGCATAGCTGTTTTTAGGTAAAGGAAATTCGTTTGCTGGTAGAGTGGGTTCCATGTTATGTTCTATTTGTATTTATAAAAATTAAAGACTGAACTTTTGTATCTAATTGCAAATCTAAAGAAACCTGAGTGTTAAACAGAGGAATGTTAACTGAGATAGTTATACTATAACTCATATTGTCTACATCTGGTTCTACAAACACCTGATTTATTGCAACTCTGGGTTCATACGTTTCTATTACGTTTATTATTTTTGCTGATATGGATTCAGCATTAATATCTGTTACGGGCTCAAACAAAAAATATTCTAAATCTAATCCATATGCTGGAAATAAAAACCTTTGTCCAGGCTTTGTGTTAAATAAATTTCTTAGAGAATTTACAATAGCATTAATATCATAATCTATCGCAATATCATTTCCGCTGCTGAAAGATTTTGTTGAAGGAGAATATACGTCTGATGTTGTTATATCTAAATGCAAATCACTAAAAAGATACTGTTGTATCTTTATTTGTTCGGAAATTTTCTCTAAATTTGAAAGCTTAATTGCCACAAGGATACTTATGTTAGTAAGCTTTTATACAGCATACGAAAATAATACTCTTAGGTCTGGTCTCTTCTGCTCCTTCAATATTGCTTCCTATACTAATAAACGGACCTACAGGTTCTTCTGTAATTTTAACTTTTAAATTATTAAAATTCTGCAAATTTATTCCTATGCCTTGTTGTATTCCTCCAAACCCAGGTTCAGAAACGGACGTTGCTTCTATTGCATCAAACTGAGTTCCATTCAAATCTTCTACGTTTGTAGCTGAGCTAGCTTCATCTATATTGCTTTCCAAAAAACTATGTTTATGAAATTTAATAGTATCTTCTAACAACATTCCAACATTTTCTGATGTGGTTGTACAACGAATATAACGCCTATTTACGTTGGGAAGATGAAATATTTCATCTCCATTCCCTCCATATGTATATTGTATTTTTTCAAATAATTTAGGATAATCTTTTTTGCTAAGTTTTCTTCCATCACATTTTAACCATTGTGTTTCTTGATTAAAAGAAAAAGGAAATAATCCTATTTTGCCTATTTCC